GGCCGTGCCACGCTGGATGGGGCGGTCGAGGCAAACCGGCCCGGGACGTTCTCAAGTTTTCAGGCGCGGCCGCCTGTCTTCGGGCTGGATGGCGGGCCGTTCGGATGAGTGTCGATTACCCGCAGCACCTTCTGGACGGGGATGTCATTGCCCAGGCGATGAAGGATCTGATCGCGCGTCTGAAGATGGCCTTTCCGGAGCCTGTGTTCCGGCATGACCTGATTCCGCCCGGTGCGAACAAGGGCACCTGGCAGCGCCTGCTCCGGACCAATGGCACGGTTCTGGTGGGCTGGAACGGCTGGACGCCGAACAAGGACAACGGACGCCAGTTCACGGGCACCCTGGTGTTTCCGATCGTGGCCGTCATGAAACATGGCTCTACGCGGAACCTGTTCTTCGGAACCGGATCTCTGAACGGGCCAGGGCTGACGGGCATGGCGGCCATGGGGATCGGGATGCTGCACGGCGGCTTCAAGTCAGAGGCGGCCGGGACGTGCATGATCCACCAGGTCGCGGTTCCGGCGACGGCGGACTGGGTGGAAGAGCACATGGCGGTCGTGGCGCTGGAGGCGCGGTTCGAGAACGTGTCGCTGGATACGAGCGGCCTGACCGCGTCGCTCAATGATTTTCTTCGGCTTGGGGAGACGTGGACCATGGATGGTCTGGCGACACCGCAGGCCGTGCATACGGTGGGGGGAGAAGCCTCGTGATTTACGTCAGGGAAGCGGAAGGACGTGTCGTCAAGACGACGCGGGGCAAGCGCGTTCCATCCGGTATTTTTTCGATTGATGAGACCTGTCCGTACTGGAAGTCCTTCCTTCGGACGGGGGATCTGCTGCGGGCTACGGATGAAGAGATCGCGGCTGCGAAAACGGTGAAGGCCACAAAGCCTGCCCCGGCCTCTGCACCAGCCTCTGTGCCCACACCTGCGGCGACACCCGCCGTGGCTGTAACGGGAGACAAGTGATGGTTGATTTCACGGAAATCCCGGCGGGTCTGAACGTTCCGGGCTCGTATGCCGAACTGAAGATGACGCAGGGTTCATCCACCGTTTATGCGATGCCATTGCGTGTCGTGATTTTCGGGCAGCTTGGCTCTGGTACGGCGAAGGCGCTGACGCGGTATGAAAACCTCACGGCGTCTGGGGCCAAGGCTTTGTTCGGATCTGGCAGTGCGCTGGCGCTTTCGGTGGCGGCGTTTCTGGAGGCGGCCCCCCTGGTGGTGATTGACGCGGTGGCGGTCGAGGAGGCCACCGGGGCTGCGGAGGCGAGTACGACCGTAACGGTGTCTGGCACGCCCACGGCTTCGGGCGCGGTGGCGATCACCGTTGCGGGCACGCGCATTTATGCGACCGTTACCAGTTCCATGTCTGCGGCGGATATTGCTGCGGCATTGCAGGCGGAGTTCGATGCCAGTGTTCTGGCGGCGACCGGCTGTTCGGCCACGGTGTCCGATGCGGTTCTGACGATCACGTCTTCCGAAAAAGCGGCGTATTGCGACGACATTGATGTGCGGGTCAGTGCGCTGACGCAGGACCAGGTATCGGGTGTGACGCTGGAGGTGGCCAGCACGGGCATGACGGGTGGTGCGGGCGATCCGGCGCTGTCGGATGCGATCACGCTGGTGGAGAACGTCTGGTACACGGACATGATTACCGTGTTCAACGATCAGGCGAACCTGACGCTGTTCAAGACCGAGGCCGAGCGCCGGTATGGCGCGATGGTCAATATTGATGCGCATGTTTATGCGGGGCTGCGGGGGTCGAGCGGAACGGCCATGGCGCTGACGGCGGCTTTGGACTGCCGTTATATGTCGCTGGTTCCGGCCTACAATCCGCGCTGGTCTCCGTGGATCGTGGCGGCCGTATCCTGTGCCCTGTGCGCGCAGTCTCTGAACGATGATCCAGGACGGCCACTGCGGACGGTGGTGATGACCGGACTGACCGGCCTTGGTCCAGATCCGGACGATCAGTATGCGTTTGCGGTGCGCAACACGCTTCTGGCCAGTGGCTGTTCCACCTTTCTGGTGGGAACGGACGGGACCGTGCGGATCGAGCGCATGGTCACGACGCGCCTGACAGATGATGACGGCAATGCGCTGACGCGGCCGGATGATATCCGCATTCCCAAGATCGGAACGCGGTGCCGCTACGAGTGGAACACCTACGTCGATGAGACCTATGCACGGGCGAAATACACGTCCGATGATTCCCCCATCGCGGGCACTGAAGGTGTGGTCACAAACAAGACGCTCAAGGCCAGCCTGATCGGTCAGGCCAAGCTCTGGGAGCTTCAGGGCTGGATCGAGAACGTCGATACGGTGACGGCGAACTCCACATTCGAGACGAATGCGGACGATCCGGACCGGTGTGACAGCCAGATCTATATCCAGGCGATTGGTGTGCTGAACGTGCTCGCCAATTCCATTCAGCTTCAGTCGTAAGGGATTTGGGCAATGACAGCTCAGGTTGTCGGCATCATTACAGCCGTCTGGGGCGGCACGACATATAACTGCGTCAAGGGTTCGACCCTGCGGCTGCCCGGTCTGCGCAATACCGCGCAGCCTGCGGGCAGGGAATTCAACTACAGCCAGCAGTACCAGCAGGGCGAGGCCAAGCTGACCTTTCAGGTCAAGAAAGGCGCTTCACTGGCGAATTTTATGCCAGGCAGTTCGGAAGAGCTATAGCTTCAGGCTGACACGGGCCAGACCTGGACGATGCCTGCGGCCGTTCTCATGGATGTGCCGACCATGACCGATGACGGGGGCAAAATTCCCTGCACCTTCAACTTTGGCACCTATTCGGAGCTTGTCTCGTGAACCATCCATCTTCTTCCCAGCCTTTCACCCTCTCTGACGATCTGGCGTCTGCTCTGACGGATCAGGGCGGACAGGTGGGTGCGTCTGCTCTTGTGGTGGACGCTGATCCGGATGCGCCGAAACTGCCGAGGGGTGCAGTGTGGCAGGCGGATGGGTCTGTTCGGCTGACGCTGGACTTCCCGGTCGAGCAAAAGATGCGCGGCAACGATGAGCAGCTTACGGCACAGAAGATCCGGAGACTTGATTTCTACCCGCTCCACGGTGCCGCCATGATGGCCATGCTTGAGCTGAAGGGGTCAGCCGCACGGACCCAGTTCCTGCTGGCGAAGTGCCTGCGTCAGGGCGAGCTAACGGTCAAACTGTTGATCGAGAAAATGGACTGGCGGGATCTGGCGAAAGCCCTGATGTCAGGCGACGATCGTATGGCTCTGATTAACATGCTCGCTGCGATGCCAGATACTGGCATTTCTTTGGGCGGCGGTCTGCGAAAGGTCCGCTTTTTCCGCGAGGGTGGTGGGAAGAGGGGAGGGTACAGAACTCTCTACGTTTTTGGTGGAAGACAGATGCCTCTGTTCCTGCTGACCGTTTTTGCCAAAAACGAGAAAGACAATCTGACGCGATCTGAACAGGCCGCCCTGGTAGAGTTGAGCAAGACGCTTGTTGCGAAATACGGAGAACCATCATGAGCGCTTATGACAGCATTCTGCAGGGGCTGAATGAGGCTCTCGCCTATGCGGAAGCTCCGACCGAAAACAGCCTGACCCACCAGGTGCGTGTTCCGTCGGTTGACGTGGCGGCCATCAGAACTCGGACCGGGCTCTCTCAGGCACAGTTTGCCAGAAGCATCGGGGTTGCCAAGGGGACCCTTCTGAACTGGGAACATGGCCGTCGTCAGCCAACCGGACCAGCCCAGGTTTTGCTGGCGATGTTGGATAAGCGGCCGTCGCTCGTGAGTGAGCTACTTTCTGCGGCTCGCTGAGGAAACACAGGCCCGATACGCTCATTCAAATGACCACTATTTTGGGGGAAAGCAGAAGGACTGCTCTTGGATCATTTTTCTGAATTGGGAAATTCACGTTCAAAAATTGGTTTAATTATTTTCTCAAAATCCATAAGCAAATTTGATTTTATACAAAATCCAAGATTCATGGGTATGTTAGATATTGTTATTAATTGATTTTTTGTTGGAACAGGCACGGCAACTAAATCTCCATGAGATGAAAACTGCGGCCCACCCCACAAAACTCCAAGAAAATGGAATTTAGTGCCAAATTTTATTTGGCCAGATTGATCCATATGCACCCCCTCGTCCAATAGAAATATTGGAGACCCACTTGAACCAGGAAAGCAGACACAATCAATTAGAAATTCCTTTTTACCTTTAAAGTCCACTCCAAAACTTGTTGCAGTGATACCTCTCCTTACTATCGGTACATTATTCTCTTGATCCCATATTCCATTAGGATATCCAATCATAATTATATTTTCTATTGATGATAGCGATTTTACAGCTTCTTCATTTGGGATCGTACTTTTATCCAATCCCGGAAAAAATGGTTTTTTACCCTGTGAAGTCATACTGGAAAAAAACTGAGCGATGGGCAATACAGCTAAATCTATATCACTATTAGGATGTTTTATCCATGCATTTTCAAAATCATTAATGTTAAAATCAAAAAAATCGCCTTCTTTTACATCGCCGTTATCATCAGAAGTTCTAAATCTTAACGTTCCGCTCTTTGCGCCATCAATTACGTGTTTGTTGGTAACTATAGTTGGACGTGGATGATCGTCGTAATCTGGGCGTTCTTGTCGGGGATGTTTCACTCTTTGCTTCCCGTCAGACAATCAGTCTGACAGCGCATCTTTCCCTGTCTCACCTGTCAGGATGGCATGGGCTGGAATCTTCCAGATACCGCTGGACAGACGGTGATGCAGCTCTGTCGCTACAGAACGGAGATATCGTTAGCAGGGAGCCAAGCATTCTCTCCATTCAGGTTGTGTCCGGCGGACCATACCTTATGGAAGATCACACTGTGCGCTCTGATCTGCGCCAGGTCGGATAAACACGCTGTTAGATGATGATGGGGAGGCGACTGCCTCCCCATCACATGAGAACTTCGAAGAGCCATTGATTGAAGCCTTGGAGATCTGATTTCGGGCGTCATGGACGATAATTTCGGTTTCTGCGTGACGAGTTCCGGCTTGTGTCTGGAGAAAAATGGGCGATTCCGTGCTCTGGATTGTTACGCGATGGTGCGGATCCGCTCCAGGAACAGGAAGCAGTGCATATTGGGGATGATATTGACCAACCCGACCCTCATGGTAGCCCGCATGATATCGGCAGTGCGGGTAAACAGTCCTATCTATGATTTCTAGTTGGCGAAAACATGTTCCACGCGAGATCAGATGACGAGCCTGCTA